CTGGCAGTATTGAACTTTCTCCTGTTTCATCGTATAGCTCCATTAAGGCATTATCTACTTTAGTCGTATCTACTTCTTTTCTAGTCCAAGGTAACACTGCATTTTCCAATTCCCTTTGAATTATATTGTCAGATTGTTTTACTTCATTTCCCCAAATGTCAGTTTTTATTGGCAATATTTGTCTTAAAGCTGGTGTTTTATTTATGATTTGATTTTTGGTAGAGTCTATAGCTTTTGGCAATACGCCTGTTTTTGTAGATGTTGTATCTCTTTCATATTTATCAGTTGTTCTCGCTATTTGACCCAAAGCCGTTGGAACAAATTGATTTACATATGATTTCACTGCATTTGTTCCTAAACTTGCTATCATTTGACTACTTCCTTGTTCATAACTTTTTAGCGCTGATGTTAAACCACTTAACATTGACATTTCAGTCATTGGATTCATTGCATTTGTAAAAGAATCAAGTATATTTGTTGCAGATTTAAGTGCTTTACTATACTTGCTATTTTCATCACTAGAGCTTGTCTTTTCTTCTTTTTCTGTTTGCATTAACTCGTGACATTCAGCCCCTATAAATAATGGTATTCCTGTAGGTGCTAACCAATCTAATGAATATGTATTTCCTGCAATAGTAATAGAATATGTTTGTTTTCCCATTTCTTCATCATATTTTTCTTTGTCTGTATCATCACTACCACTTGCTTTTAATATACCAGCATCTGCTAACGCATATCCCAACAATGCTATTCCTGTTCCAGTCAATCCTTTGGATATATTGTCTATATATTTATTGACTGTTATGTTTCCTTTTCTTAATTTAACAGTGTCATAAATTAGGCTTTTTGTTAATCCCACTGGACTATATTCTAATCCAGCTTTTGCGACATTTATTGGTGTTTTCTTAAACGGTAATGTAGAACCTATTATAAACTTTGTAAGTCTATTTTTATTTTGAAATTGATTTAATGAAGAGGCTATCGCACTTGCTTGATGAAATGTGGCTTCTTGTGCTTGTTCTACTGCATAATTTCTTGCTTTTGCTAATTGTTTATCTGTTATTGTATTTGGATTTAAATTATTAGCTGTCATATATTCTGATAATGCTTTTGTATATCCAGCTTTCAATCCCCAGCCATCTTCCGCTTCTAACAGATTATCATTCAAGCCAAACAATTTTCCTATAGTGTTTTCTAAAGTATCACTTTTAAATGTTCTCATGCTATTTTCTAATCTGGTTTTAGGGTTATATTTATTTTCATTTAGTCCTAATCTGTCAGCTACATTTTTTATATCATTTTTTGCAAATGTAGTTACTTTTTTATTTGCCGATACAATTGTATGATTTCTTTCCATATTTGGATTCACTTTGCTAATAGTCCCTTCTATAGCTCCTGCAACCTTATTTTTTACACCTTGTACTCCTGCCATAGCTGTATTTCCAACAATGTTTCTTATATGTGTTTTGGGATTGGCTAGCATTGAAAAGTATCTCCAAGCATCTATTTTTTGTAAGTTTGTTTTGGATACCTGCTGTCCTAATTGTTTATAGACATCATTTAAATTATTTTGTAGGTCATCATTATCTTTAGAATTAACTATTTTGTCTATCATGTCTTCTGTTAGATTAAACTGTTCTGCATTTTTTCCTCTTGTCTTTTTTAGATCATTATTCATTTTGTCCACTGACCTTTGTAGCCAAATAGCCTGTCCTTCCGGTGTTTGATGGTTTAATAATGACAATGCTTGTACTGTTTGCCCTGCACTTGTTCCGGCCATTGCTGTAGCTTGTATTGCATCTTGTAGTTTTGTTTTGTCTCCTGTTTTTGAATAATATTGTATTAGTTTTTCTCCAACAGCTATGTCTGTTGCTGTTATTTTTTCACCATTTATTGCTTTGCTCATAAAAGAATTTAATTCACTTTCTGGAGTCGAATTTAATATTCTTTCATTCGCTCTTTCAAGTTGGCTATTATTAGAATCTGGCACATATGTATCAGTTCCCATTAGTTCTTTGGCTATTGTCTTTGCTTCACTCGATGTATACTGACTTTCCATAATAGATTTATAATGTTTTATTGCTTTGACCTCTTTGCTTATCGGTGCATTTATACTACCATTTTGCTGTTTTTGCATTATTGGGGCTTTTATGCCTTTATTGTCATTTACATTTTTTTCTATTGGTGCTAAATTTTTTATGTCCTGTAAATTTGTTCTTGTTCCTGTTGTTTTAAAGTTTTTGTTTAAATATTGTTGCTCTTTTGATAATTTCCTTCCATAATTATCTTGTAAAGAAAAAGAATCTGAATTATTTTCAGATTCTTGAACACTATTATTTATTCTATCCCTATATATTCCTCTATCTTCTCTATTATTTTCAAGTGTATTTTTTTCGTTATTTTTTCCAGCATTAGTAATATTTTCAATCTCATATTCATCTACATATCTTCCTCGTCTTCTGCCATCCACCAATCCCATATTTTGCTTCTTATTTTTCGAAATATTTTCTT